AGGGCGGCGCGGGTGATGTCCGCCCTGGTGATGACCGCTATGTACTTACTCATGGTTTTCGAGCTTCTCACCGTTGATGGGGCCGGGGTCGGCGGCGTTCTCCATCAGCTCAATCATGCCCTGATAGTCCTTTGCATTCCACAGGGCGGCCAGGGCCTTGACGTTACTCCGGCGCTTTCTGATCCAGGCGTTAAATTCGTCGTTCTCCGCGGCCAGATCTGCGTCGGCGCCCAGTGCTGCCCAGTCAGGCCGAAAGGCCGCGGGCAGATTTTCCGCTCCGGGATGCTCCGCCCTGCCGTGGCGGATGTTGTCCTGCACCATGCTGCCGCCTACACCCACATCCACATCGTTGGCGTTGGCGATCGCGTAGCAGGCGGGGGTGAGCTCGTTCCAGTTGATGTTTTTCATTGTTGTACTTCCTTTCATTTTTGTTTTGTGGTATACTTTTTTCAGCCGTGGCGGCTGGCAAACTCCTTTCCATCAACAACACGAAATCCATCCTAACGATTTCTGTAGATGGTTCCCCGCCACGATCTTTTTATCGGGAGGTGCCTTATGAATATTGTTGTAATCTGCTCCAAGTGCGGAGCTGTGTGCCCATCCACATGGGTCAATGGTCAGCGCGAATGGCTGTGGGAGGGGCAGAAATGTGAGACGTGCGGCGCAGAGGCTTGGGCTGCACACGACCCCAACCGTGATTGGCGCACCGGGAAGCCGCTGGAAGCACCCTCCCGCTTTGCTCCAAAGGATTGACCTCTGCCGCCCAGACAGGGCGGCTTTCTATTTGGTCAGTTGAGCGGCCAGCTCTTGGTACTCCTCGGGGGTGAGTCGGTCGGCGGCCAGGTAGACATCCATCTTGTCCTGGAGGCCGTCGGTGCGGCCCCGGTCAATGAGCATCTTGCAGAGATTGTATACGGTTGTCATAGTGTCTCCTTTCTTAGATGGTGGCGGTAGTGGTCAGCTCCAGCATACACAGCCGCGCCTCGTGCTCGGCCAGCATGTCCAGTGTGATGTCCTCTGCCGAGGGCGATTCAGGCCCCGGCTGTCTTGTGTCCGGGGTGGCCTGTCCTGTTTCGGGGTTGTAGCGCCACCCCTGCTCTACATCGTCCTGTACCTCTACACAGCGCCGTGCAAATGCCTCGCTATACCACTTCTCCGGCGGAAGTGCATATTCCGGGATGATTTCTCGGATAGTGTTATCCTCGTTCAGATAGACCGTTTTCATTAAAAATTACCCCCTACCGTAAATCGCCACATATCCATGCCCACCTTGTCCGCCAGTTCCGGATCTCTTTTGATTGGAAGAGTAATTGCAGCCGCCGCCAGCACCACCGCCACCGCCGCCTTTGCTGCCATTTTTACCATCGGTTCCATTTGCAGACTGGCTGGCCCCGTCTCCTCCATCGCCTCCACCGGTAGCCCCTCCGCTTGCTCCTCTTTCCTTGTTTGGAATATTTTCTCCATTGGCACCACCGCCACCACCACCGGCCATATATATCCCAATGATATCTACATACCGGCCATTTTCTCCTGGCTGGGTATAATTCCCTCCAGCCCCAGGTACATCATAAGAAGTACCAACAGAATTACCTGGCAGGCCAAAATTCTCGCCTTTTGCACCTTTTCCGCCCAGTGCTACAAGCCCGAAAGCACTGGTACTGTCTCCATTGAGCCCGTTGTTTTGTGAAACGATTTCGTTTCCACCGTTTGGGCTCACTGCCATCCCTCCGTTCCCTCCTGCGCCAATAATAATACTCTTATTTTTGATTTTATCTGTATCCAAAAAGTGAGCAACAATCACCTCTCCTCCTCCTCCGCCGCCGCCGCCATTGCCTCTGCCGCTTTGCTGGCCGGTTTTGCCCATTCCACCAACGCCACCGCCTCCGCCGCCACCAACCACAACCACAAAAACATCTGTATATTTGCGGTCGAACGTATGGGTGTAGCTCCCTGGTGATGTATATTCCTTTATCAGAGTATATCCGATTGAGCCAAGTATCTGACCGAGCGCCTGGTCAACTGTATGGTTCCCGGCTGAACCCCATATCTTGGTTTCTGTGGTGTCGCTTAACAGGGTTCCTTTGTTCAGGGGTGTCCCCTGCCGCGACCACCCTGCCTCATTGATCCCGTTCAGGTCAATGGGAAATGTCCCGGCGATCAGCGCCGTGATAAAATCCTCATAGCTAGGATACAGGGAAAGCGCTGCCGCCACCGTTTTCAAATACCGGCTGCTTCCGTTTCCAGCAATAATTCCATCTTGCATTGTTACACCTCACCACAAAATATTTCGCCGCTCACAAATGGCGACCGCTTCAAACGAGCGCGGATCTGGTCCGTCAGCACCAAAACCCGCTCAATGTGATTGGCCCCTTCATGGGTCAGAAGCTCCATCGAGGCCGGGAGCGCTGGGGCGTTGGCAAGGGAGAACGTGCCACCGATCGCCCCAACGTTGGACAGGTAGTCCGCCATCTGTGCCTGTAGCGGGATGTCATCTATAGCCCAGGCAATACCCTGGCCGACATATCCGGTGACGTATCCCGCATCCGAAAGCCACCCGTTCAGATAAGCCATGGCCGTATTGACCCGGTTGAGATCAGAGGCGTTGTATGTCCCACGGTCGTTTAGGGCGTCCACATCGGCCTGTGTACGGTCGGTAACCATGCGGATGATGTAATAGCTGGCCGTGGTAGTCAGCCCCGCCCCGTCCTTGGAAACGACCGTGACGTTGTTCTCCCCAACCTCCAGATTCAGGAGGATGGAAAATCGTCCATCCGGCCCAACGGCCGGGTGTCCCGCCACAGCCCCGTTGTCCATCACTGTCATGGTCACTGGAGGAGCGGTGGCATCGTTGGTTTGCCCCGTAATGGTAACCGTATAGGCATCCGTTACCACCTCCTCGAAGGACAGCAACGCGGACAGCACAGGCGGTACGGTATCTACAATGTAGTTTGCCTCCATCGTAGCTGCGTTCCCATCGTTGTCGCTGATGCCCGCCTGGACGGTGTGCGGCCCCTCCGCCAGAGCAGTCCCTGGCGTATAGGTGATGGTATACGTCCCGCCTGTGCCCGCCGTGACGGACACCTGCTCCGCCGGAACTGCCTTCCCGTCCAGCTTCACTATGGCGCTGTCCGGGTCGATACCGGAGCCGCCATCGTTGTCCTGGGCGGTCCACGTCACCGCAGGCGTGTTAGTGGTCACATAGCCCGCCTCCGGGGATACCAGGGTCAGGATGGGCGGGATGGTCTCCCGCACCACCAACTGGAGGCCCGGCAGATTGTCCCCGTCTGTAGTCACCACCACGCCGCTGTCGTTGGTAGCCTCTACCGTTACGTCGTAATACCCATCCGGCTGACCGCCGGAGAATGTGTCCGGCGTGATAGTCGTCTGATAGGCTCTGGCGTCTTCGTTGTAGGTCAGCATGTACCACTGACCATTGAACTGCGCCCGCACCTGGGTAATCGCCACGCACTACACCTCCCCAGCCTGGACCTCGCCACTGTGCCAGAGGTCCTCCCGCTCTCCGCCCTGGGCGTCGATGACTACGACAGACAGGACGGTGGGTAGCCCAACTGATACGGGGTTGGGTGCAAAACTGGCCGAAATAACCAGCGGCGTCCATGTTTCGGACATACTCACCCCTCCTTGTCCCAATAGATAACGGCACAGCCCTGTGCCCCTGCCACTCCGGGTTTCCCAGGCTCTGGCTCGGCATACACCTTAAACGTAGTAGCGCCGCCGCCCTCCCACGTGTAATGCTTATACACGCCATAGCCTGGAGCTCCACCCTTTCCTCCGGCTCCGCCATCTCCGCTGCCTGGCTTAGGTGACGCTACGCCGGTGCGGGCGTATGATTCGCCGCTGGCTACATCAGAGTAACCCTGTGGGTATGTATTACCGTTTGCGCTAGAGTAAGGGCCAAAAATGGTATTAAAACCATCAAAAGACACCTCAAATGACTGTTGTGGATTGATGTCGATGGTAGCTGTCCACACCTTTCCACCCACGCCGTCCGAACCATCTGCGCCGTATTCACCACGCTCACTATCTCCATATCCGTCTTCCGATTCCTGCCTGCCCATGGTGCCAGGCTCTCCATGGCCTCCGTCCTCCCCCTTGCCTACCAGGATAATCCGTAGCTGTGTGGCCCCGGCTGGTGCTGTCCACACGCCGCTGGAGGTGATCACCTCCATGCCATCATAAAGAAAGATTCCATCAGCCTGGAGCAGCACACTAGAGCAATTGCGGAGGACTCCATCCTGGAGAGATAAGTCCTGCTGTATTCTGCGGCCCGTGGTTGCAGTGCTCTCATTCAACCAGACCGTATCCACATCCCCAATTTCAGAGGCCGGGTCTCCACGGCCTACAATCTCTAGTTTGTTCCCACCGTAGGTGGACAGGATTGCCCGCGCAGCAGTCAGCGCCTGGGATTGCGTCTTAATAAACGGATTTTGTATGGATTTTGTCTCGTTTGAGGCAGTGGAGTTTCCGGATACCACATACTGGGTGTCATTCCCATCGTTCAGCGTAAAAAACAAGGCGGCAATATCGGTGTTGGCTTTCATGGTCGGATAATCAACTAGGTTGTCCAGGGTGATTTTACTCCCCTGGTTCCACATGGGTTCGGCGGTCAGGTATCCGGTCTCTGCGTCCGCCCTGGGCCACGTGCCCGTCGCCATGCAGACATATCTCAAAATATCCCCGCATGTCATACCAACCAAATCGTCAGCCGCGCGGACGCTTGCCTCCGCGCTTGCGTAGTTTGGGTCTACCGCGTACATGCCCGCGAAATTTTCTCCCATCTGGGCCACTAGGGCGGAAATCCAGCCAGACAGGGTGGTAGGCAGGATGGACGGCGGGATAAACTCACGATCAGCCAAAAGGCCAACAATATCGACCAGATCCCACTGCATGGTCAGGCCGTTGTCGCCGGTTTTCCAGCCGCCGGAGTACTGATAAAACACGCCGGCTGGCTTGTACTCTACCGTGTCGTCCGAAAGCCGTACTCCTATAGAGACCGGGATGCCCTGGCGCTCTTCGATGGATTGGAATACGCCATTTTTGCTTCGCGGCTCAAAGCGGCGGCTCAAGTTGTCCATTTTGATGGTACATGTGCCATACGGTAGTGTCATACAGGATACGTCCCCCTGGTGCTTAAGAGAAAACACGGCAATCTCATTTCCTGTCCACTTCTCATACAGGCCCGGAATAATTTCAGGTATCCGTATACGGCGGTTTTCTTTCGACCATTTGGTCACCGTCACCCGAATAGCGTCCGGGTTGTTAACGGTGAATCCGTCCAATGCAATGCTGGACGCAGTATTGCCGGTCACTGTCTTGGTGTAGTAGGCCGTTCTGCCCTGCATGACCTCCACAGTAAAGTCGGCGGGCACTCCGTCCCAATCCGCTGATGGGAAGTAGATGGAGCACGCCTGAAGGATGGAGACATTGGAAAAATGCTCCTCTACCCACACCGCGGGGGAAAACACCCCATCCGCGCCGGACAGGGTATCCCCCAGGAAGCCGATATGATCGGCCCCATGGAGTGGAAACAGCTTGAACTGCCCGTTGAGTGCCCAGCGGTTAGCCTCAAGCGTAGCGTATGGAACAATCTCCATCTCCTTGTCGTGAATTTGCTCCGACTTGCATACGTTAGCCATGCCGGAGCTGGATACTGTGCCATAGGTAATATCCGGGTCAATAATATCTATGACTGCTTGTAAATAGATCCGTCTGGTGTCGCCCACAATCGCTGCCTGATACGCTGTGGTCGAACTAATCACTGGGTTTCACCTCCCTTAGTTCTACCGAGAAATCACCCCACATTGGGACGGGAACAAGGGTTTCTATGGGCTCTCCATCTTCGTCAACAATTTCACCCATAACTTGACGGCTCCACATAAATTTTGGATAGGTCAGCTCTGTTACCATGAATTTTGATGTGATCATCTGTTCAGAGTGCGGGGGAAGGAACAAACATGTAATGGCCTGTCCTCTCCCTTTTTCGCATGCGGAAAGCACGGAGTTCCTCATTTGATCCGTGAAATATCCATATTGGTAGCGCAAAACCCATACATTCCCGCGCAGTTCTCTTACAATCCTGCCGGTGACCATCTCCACATCTACGGAAAGCGGTTTTAACTCTGCGATATAGCCGCCCTTTTGGCTTTCCGGCAAGGTAACTGGTGTGCCTGTGGTATCCAATACAAGTTGATTCACGTGTTTTCACCGCCTTACGTTGGGTGGAGAATTGGCGTACCGTTTGCCTTTGCGTAGTTAGACAGGGGGCCAAGCAGATAGGAGGCGAATTTGGTGCCGTCAGGCATCATTAGATTAACTGTAATACTCCCTCCAGACATCCCTGCTCCCTGCACAGATGCTGAAACTCCGTTGACCATACCAGCGGACGCCACACCCAACCCGGACGACGCAAAGTCCACGCTTGCGGTGCCGAAGTCCATACCACCCTCGATATCCCGGCGGATACGGTCATATTCATTGTCCCAGCCCTGCCCCAACCCCAGGGCCATATTTTTGCCCATGTCGGCAAACACCGTAGAGGGAGAGTGGATTCCAAGGAAGTCCTTCACACCGTCCACAATGCCGGAAAAGAACCCTGTAACCTTGTCGTAAATCCATCCAGCCATTTCCTGGATGCCCTTCCAGATCCCCTCCACAATGCTCTTGCCCACGTCAACAATGCCGCCAATCAGCGCCCCGATGCCCTCCACAATGGCGCTGATGATCTGGGGAAGAGCGGCCACCAGCGCGGGAATATTGGAAAGGATGCCTTCAATAAATTTCTGGAGCAGCGAAACGCCGGACTGGATGATTTTGGGTAGCGCCCTGGCAATGCCCGTCGTTATTGCGCTGATGATTTGCGGGATGGATGCGACAAGATCCGGAATTGCGCCGATGATGCCGGAAACTAGGTTTAAAAGGATGTTGATTCCCGATTCAATAATCGTCGGGAGGTTGTCCGTGATGAACTGGACAAAGGCGGTGATGATTTCCGGTAGGGCCGCAGTCATTTCCGGTATGGCCCCGAGGATGCCGTTCACGAGATTGTTCAGCAGTTCCGCACCCTTGTCAAGAACCGTTGGGAGCTGCTCTGTGATGTAATTCAGAAATTGTGTGATGATTTCTGGAATGCGGGACACCATATCGGGCAGACCCGTCTCAATACCGGTGGTCAACTGATCAAGAAGCTGCACTCCCACATTTAGGATTTGTGGAAGCGCCTCTGATATGCTTGTGATCATCGTATCAATAATCCCCGGAACTGCTGCCACCAGTTGCGGAAGAGCACTGACGAGCCCTGTCACAAGTCCAACAAGTAGTTGCGCCCCGCCGTTCACGATGGACGGGAGGACGGAAGCAATGAGCGTTGGTACCTCTGCCGCAAGAATGGGAGCCAATTGCTCAATAGCTGTCCCCATACCAGACAAAATCTGTGTGATACGAGGGACAACATTCCCCGCCACTGTCTCAGCGCTTGTCACAAAATTCCCGATCAGTGTATCAAGATCGGCGTTTTCGTCCGCAATGCCTGTTATAAGGTTTGTCCACGCCGATTTTGCCGAGGCAACACTGCCTTCAATGGTGCTGGCCGCCTCCGCCGCTGTGGTGCCCGTAACCCCCATGTTGGTCTGCACAACATGGATGGCCTCAATGATTTTGTCAAATGACACTTCATTGATATTGTTGGCCGTGGCGACAAACGCATCGCCCAAAACCCCAGAATCGTTAATAAGCCGGGCCATCTCTTCCTGAGTGCCACCATAGCCTAACTTTAGGTTATCCAACATGGTATAGTTCTGCTTGGCAAACCCTTGATAGGCGTTCTGGATCATCTGCATGCTTGTGCCCATCTTGTTAGCGTTGTCGGACATGTCAGTGATGGCCTGGTTCGCCACCTCCGCCGCCTTTGCGGTATCACCACCTAAACCTTGCAGGAGTGAGGCGGAAAAGCTAGTCACGGTGTCCATGTACTCATTTGCCGACATGCCTGCCGTTTTGTAGGCGTTATCGGCGTACTGCTGAACAATATCAGCCGACTGCTTAAACAGCGTATCAACGCCACCCACAAGCTGCTCATATTCAGCGTATTGTTCAAGCGAACTTTTTGTAAGAAATGCAACACCAGATGCAGCAGCAGTCAAAGCGGCCGCTCCAACCTTTGCCGCTGTTGCAAGGCCATTTTTCAGCTTATCCGCAAAGGACGACGTTTTACCGCTTGCATCTTCAAGACCCTTTTCATAGTCCCCGGTGTCCAGGCTGATTTTTGCGAATAAATCAAATAGGTTAATGAGTGCCGCCTCCTTTCACGGCACCACTTAGCCCTTCCCTGTCAACTCTTAGACAGAGGCGATTTTTTGTTTCATGTGTGCAATTACTTCTTCCGGTGTTCTGGTTTCCTCCGGTTTTGGGTTTTCAACATCCAGGTATCTGACCTTCATATAAGAACCGCCAGCGTATTTCGCCGTGTTTTCCCCGATGATTTTCAAGGCGTCTGTTACATAAACCCGGTACGCTTGTTCTTTTTCCGCCTGATTGATGAGGGCAGGGAGTGCCGCCAGGATGGTCCGCACCCCCATGCCCCGCACGGCTAGCAGGCAGAGGATTACTCGCTCTCGTCCTCCTGCCCAAACGATCCGAAAAAATCAAGCAGTTCCTTGTCCTTGAACACAGTGCGGATCTGCAAAATGGTAGTCAGAATATTTTGCTTTGCCACCGATTCGGCTGTCGTTCCGTTCAGAATGGCAAGGATTCCAAACACATCAGCTCTATGGTCTTTCAGTAGCACAGGGGCCAAAGTAGCGCATTTCTTCGTCGCATAGGTGTACAGCTCCGCCACGCTCTTGCCTTTGCTGTCAAACTTCTTGCCAAGCTCGTCCAGAAGGGCCTTGTCCCCAGTGATGTTGGCGATATAGGGCGTCAGTTCACACAGTACGTCCGCCGCCTGTTCGGTGGTCAGTTCAGATAATTTCATGTGTTATCAAGCCTCCGAAGGTGCGGCGCTGTAAAACTCCATAGGCATGGTGTCCTGCGCGTCGATGGACACATGGCCGGTCAGCTCCACACTTACCTGTCCCTTGCCGTTCTTGGTGGTCTGGAGGGTAAATCCGCCAGTGGACAGGGCGTTTTTCAGGCACACGGCCACCATTCCGCCGTCCGCTCGGTCTCCTACCCACCAGAGGTCGGAAAAGTCCGTCTGCTTCAGGTCACGCCGGGGCACGATCTTATTTCCAGTCACGTCAGCCGCGCCCAGGGCCAGCTTGATACTAGCCGTGGATGTACCCAGGGAGGTGAACGACACTTTGCACTCCCAACCGTCCAGATGCTTCAATTCTTTGGTGTTGACCGGGCAATTGTCCACATCCTCCCCCAAGTCGGAGTAAGTAGGAACACAGGAAATATTGATGCCGCCGGTGGTCGGGCATACAATATCTTCATCTGCCGGAGCCGTCGGTGTCGCTGGGGTGAACTTCTTCAAAATCACGCCCGCGTCAAGCTGCATTTCCTCGAATGTGCTTTGCGGGATTACAGTAAATTTGCCCATGTGGGCCTCCTTTCTAGCTGAATGTCAGATATTCAGCAGTAATATTTATGTATCTTCGTTTAATTGCGGGATCTTCCTCATATGTGAGGCTCTGGCACCATGGAGAGCCCCGTTTCAGCCAAATATATCCTTCATCACAGGGGATGTACACGCCGCCGTAACCAATGCGCTTGGACAATTCCTGCGCCTTTTCGTCTGGGATTGCCTCGCTCTCTGTCCTAAACCACAGATTGACCGTCAGGCCGATTTCCCCGGCGTCAAAGGCTCCGTCGGTATATTCGTAGGTGCCGTAGGGCATTAACACGTCGTCAGTCACAGAGCTGGCCCGGTAAAACGGCATAAACTCATTGAACCAGGCATACAGGGCTTTATTTTTTGTCATACTGCCCCTGCCTCCTGCCATGCCTTATAGATTTTCGGGCCCTGTACTGCTATCCAATCCACCATTTCCTCATTAGTGGCCCACGGCCCATCAACAAAAAATGTGTTGCTTCCAAGCCCACTTTCATCAAAGAACGCATGGACTATTTCATGGCGGAGCGTTTTTTTCTCAGAGGCGGAAATGGTTTCTTTTGTCTCATGCTCCCATCCTTTGTACGTGGACATATCGCAAACCACAATTTTCTTTGTTAGCCAATCACAATACCCATCAATGCTGCGCCGCTCAAATGCTTCATCTTCGGCGTACTTCTTGATTTCGATGGTGTATTCTGTTCCGAGAACATTCACTATCATGTGGTTAGCGTCCACCTCTCCGCAGTGAAGTATTTTAGCGGCAGCGTGGAGGAACGAGGGGCCTGCTTATCCTCTGGGTTGGAGGTCACGCGGTACGTCTCCCCGGTGGTCTTGTCCTTGAATACGTCGTTGTACTCAATAGGCACGGCCTTGTCCACCAGCGCGGAGTAGAGGCTTGTCACGCCCTCCTTTTCCGCTCTCCGGGCCTCCATAGAGGTGTCCAGCGCCTGATAGTTGATAAACTCCGCGCCCTCTGTCCACTCCACGATGTACCCGCCTGCACCGTCTGGCACGCGCTTTTTTTCCATCAGCACGCATGGATGGGCAAAATCGTCTAACAAGCTCATATAATCCCTCCAATCCTCCGCCATGCGTTCAGTCGGCTTTTAAATACATCCTGCCAGCCAACGACTACACCGCTGGCGTTGGTGGCCTTGCTGTAGGAATAGCCACCAAACGATTCCGACGTGTACGGCCCTGGGGTTCCGTTCTTTTCGTTCCAGGCCGCTATTTCCTCGCTTAGAGTAATAACAGCCTTTGGGACCGCCAGCGCCCATACAGCGCCAGTGAACGTCTCTCCGGTCATGTCTGTGGCCGGGTATTGGTGAAGCCCGTCATTGAAGACGGACCCCACCACCCTGAAATACTGTCCTGTTTGCAGAAAGGGCAGCGTGAGCCACCCGTCCTGCACCGTGAACTCTCCGGTGTGGATGCCGTCAGGCACCAGAAACCAGTTGTTCAGGCTCTGCAAAACTTCTTCCAGCATCACGCCGCCCTCCTTTTATCGTTTTGACCGGACTTCGGCCTTGCCTTGTGGCTCAAAGGTTGCCCCTGTAAAGGTAAATTTCACCACGCTGGAATCATCAACAAGCACCTCGAAGGTGTCATCCTTGCTCACCCTGAAAACAATATCTGCGTCAAACGGGATGTTTTCCTTTGTGGGAGAACCGTTTTTCTTGAATGTCATTTTGGCCCCTGTCTTGGTCAGGTGGAACGGGAAATAATACCCGCTCTGTTCCTCCGGGACGCTGCTGAACTCTGTATAGTCAGAGACATAATGGAATGTCCCAACCACAGAGCCATCAGCTTTTACCGTCAGATCATCACCGACCAAATCGGAGACCTGTTTCCCCAATAGGGTCTGACTGCTGGGGAATAGCGTTAAGGTGTCAGACCCTATTAACCCCCCACCGAAACAGTAATCTTGGCAATTCCATCCAGATACTCAGCCCACAGCTTCATGCCCATAATGGCGTAGCTCTCGCCCACAGCGGTGCTGTAGTTGCCCTGAGCGTGGAAGCCGATTAGGTTGGTCTCGCCCTGTACGGTGTAATTCAGGCCCAGCCGGGCAAACTCACTGTCGCCAGGATCTGCATAATAAAGGTCAATATTTTCAACGGGCGTAGCGATCACAGTGTTCCGCGCAATGGCGGTATTACCGGAAACGGTCGCGGGAAGCAGAAACAGGGTGGAATATCCCATGAAGTCCTTGACGTAGTTGATTCCAAACTGGGTCTGCACGGTGATGTCCGCCGCTCCCAGGTAATCGTAAGCATCCAGGATATTCGCAAATCCGACGACAGAGGTCACGTCCTTCGCCATACCGGCGAACTTATTCAGCACCTCGCCCTGGGCTTTTGCAAGCGCGGCCTGCCAAGTAGTCGCCGTTCCGGTGAGGGAGCCAGTATTAAGGAAGGTGTAAAAGTCCCCTAACACCACGTTTTGAAGCTTGGTTAGGAACGCATCGTCACTCTTTTCCACAGCGATCTCCGATCCATACTTGTCTACGTCCTCAATAGGGACTGCCTTGGCATACTTCTTAATGGTCAAGTCAGCCTTTTTGGACGGAGTAATGGTGGCCTTGCTGTATGGGATCACATTGCCAGGGTCAACGTCGCCGTCCTCCAGGGTAACGTCCGCCGTGTAAGAGATCAGTTGAGTTCCGGGTGTCTTGCGGATGGGGCGCATGATTCCAAGAATAGTGCGGAGTGCGTCCCAGTTATCATTAAATCTGGTAACAAAGTCCACCTCGCGGGCGGTAATGCTGGTATAGGTATTGGGGAGGGAATCCCTCGGATTGGTAAGGCTTTCAACTTTCGTAGCAGCCATTTAATTCAGTCCTTTCATGTAATTTGGTTTTCCATAAGCGCCTTCTGGCGCTCCGCGGCAGACATGACATACCGGCCATGGTCATCCTTTTTGTAGATGTCAGCCTTCGTCATGCCGTTCCCGCCGGTGCTTGCCGGAGGTGTGGCAGTTTGTGCGCCCTGGATGGAGGTGGTGCCGATAAAATCCGCCCACTCGCTCTTTATACCATCCGTGAGCTTATCTGCGCCCTTGATTGTGCCCTTTTCGTCCAGCTCCACACTGTCCACATCGGACACCCGGAGCACGGCGTCAAGCCGCTTTTCGCTTACCCCGGCCTGCTTCAGGAGCGCCCGGTAAGCCGCTTCCTTGGCCGCTCTGGTCTCCTTCTTGGTCTGTTCGCTCTTGTAGCCCTCAAATTCCTCTTTGACGGCCTCATACTTGACCTTCCAGCTGTCCTTTTTACCAGCTTCAAGATCAGCCTGCGCTTTTTCCAGTTCCCTTTGGACACGGGGCAAGGCTTCCGCGTCGGCCTTGTACTTTTCAATTTCCGCATTCATTCGGTCAGCAATCGTGGTGTGCTCCTCGATGATCTGCTCGATTTTGTCATCCTCAAGGCCCAATGCTTTCAAAAATTTTCTCGTAAGTGCCATGACACTATCGTCCTTTCCTTCGGGGGCAGTCCTTCGCCCATGATAGTTTTATAAAAACCGCATTCCTTCGCGGGTTTTATAAAAAGAAAAAGCGCGGGCAGATACCGAGATTTCCTCGATATCCACCCACGCTCGGGCCTTCCGCCTCAACGCTTAGAGGCGGGAGCAATATTCTGTTTCAGCTCTTCCCGCTTGACATGTATAATTTTAACACCATCTTTTACGGGAATCAACTCTATTCTGTCTCCTTTTGCGAGAACGGCCTCAATGGCTTTGATTTGCCTTTCATCCATTTTTCATCTCATCCTCTATGATGTTCCTGTAAGTTTGCGCATGGTCGGCCACCGCTGGCTTGAGAAAAGGCTGTGCTGGATTTCCAGCCGTCCAGTGCCAGTTGCCTTCGTCGTCCTGATACACCCACGGCGTGGGCCGTCCTCCTTCTGTATATCTGCCGGTGCCAAGCTCCACATAGGGAGCGTACTCCACGTTGCTTCCGATGTAAACGGCGCTTTCACCCTCGTCTACTTGATGGGTGATGCTGTTGCGGAGGTTGCCTGTGTCTACCCGTACCAGCCGCTTGGCGTACCCCTCGGCCACTAGCCCACACTTCTCCAGCGCCCGCTCTGCGGCTTCCTGGAGGGTGGCAAGGACTTCGGCGGAGTGGTCATAGATATCTACTCTCATCTCTGCAAGTATCCCTCCCCGCGCTTTTGCTTTTCCCATTGGGCAAAGGTCATATTAGGTAGAGGTCCGTACTCATCCCGCCGCAGTGCGTCCGAGGTATCCACCCCATCCACCGCCGCCACCAGAGTACACCGGCAGTTATAGACCAGGTATCCAGCCGCCGTTGGGTCTCCGGGGTATCGTATCTCCTCGCCATCCACCTTAAATGGCTTGTCCACCTCTGCCTGCTGGCCGTCCAGCATGGCGTGGGCGTGGCGGGTGCGGTTGTCCAAAGTGGCAAGCCACTCTTTTTTCATGTGGATGCCCATTTTCTCAGCGGCGTGGTAGCTGTCCATCCGCCCGGCGTTCTGTGCGCCGGTGATGGCCGTCCTCGCCGCTCTCACGGCGCTGGCACGGTTCATCTCTGAGACACGGGCTTGCAGGTCTGTAGCAATCTTCCCCACACTCTTGCCCTGCAAAAGCCCACTGGTGACGCTTTTGGCAATCTGCTTTTTCCCCCATTTTAGGTCAATGCCCCGTTTGAGAGCCTTTTTCTTGGGGTAGTAGGGCATAAGGTCAGGTTCTTCCACAATCAGACGCCGAACAGTGGATTCATCCCACAGGGTAAAACCCACGTTTCCGGACACTTTCTCGATGGTGTACGCCGCATAGTTGCGGTTGAGGGAGTAAATGCCCGGTGTTCCATCGTTCACATAGGCAATCGCTACCTCATTGGCCTTAGTCATACGCTCGGCAATTTTCTCCCGCAGGTCTTGATACCGCTCTCCCCGCCCAATCTGGTTGAGCCGCCATTGCTTATAGTCCTGCTCTGTCCACACCTTGCCGTTGATCTCTGTGCCGATTAAGGCTTTCATTCCCTCATCCCGCTCCCGGAACCGCTCAAAGTAGGCTTTTACAGTCTCGTCCAAATCATTCCGGGCTTCTCGATATACTCTGGCAATGCGCTTCTCCAGTGCGGACAGTTTTTTATCAGTCAGTTGGTTGGCTTCATCAGGCTTCGGCATCTTCCGTCACCTCGCCCTCTGTTCCCTCCTGCGGCGGGAAGTCCAGCTCCTCCTCCACCCGCTCTGCTTCCTCCGCCGCTTTGCGCTCCATAAGGGCGTCGTACTGGTCGGCGTCTCCGTTGATAGTCAAAAGTTTTTTGGTGATGTACTCGTCGTCGTAGTAATCCGCGCCCATGAGGATGGTTTGGGTTTCCTCCGACTTGTTGATAATGCGGCTCCGGGTATAGCTTGGCTCGTCGTCAATTCCAGCCAGCGCCAGAATCCCCAAAATGAACTCCGTCACGCTGGCCTCAAAGTCATCCACCTTTAGGTCAAGAGGAGTATAGCTTGCGGCAATGGCCGTTGCCGTCTGGTTGCCAGCCGATACCGCCGAGCTGTCAAACGCCTGGAAGTCCTCGTACAGCTTGCGCTTGAGCATATCGATGGTGGCACTAGTGCCGTTATAGGGAGCCTCCAACGTGTGTGCCTCCGCCTTCGCACCGTCATCGCCATCCGCATGGGACACGTGGAGAGTTTTCAGACGCTCGATAAATTTTGCGTCATCCAAGTCATCCATACCGCCGCAGTTGGTCAGCACCCAATAAATTAAATTTCCTTCATCCACATTGTTGACCATGTTGGAGGTGCACAAATCCAGCGCATCTATGGTGTTTCGCTTCCCCGTCAACTCCGAAAGCGCATCTTCGCCGTTTTTAATTGGTACGATCGGAAATGTCGGATAATTCTGCCCATCGTAAATTTCCGTGCCGTCCGCCTGAGATGTGCGTAGCCGCAAGATATAAGGCCGCTTGTCATTCATGATGGTCATATCCTCGCCCTTGCGCTGGATATAGTCTGTATAACCGTTCACCTCATAGAGCGTGGCCCGCAGCGGCTTGTCATCCGATACTTGCCAGAACCGGATACCTGCCATCAGAGCGCCGTTTTCCTCATCATAGAGCGGCACAAACTCCCGTAGCTTGAACACGTCCACATGGTCAAGATTCCAAAAGCCGAAGGACACGCCTGCGATCAAGGCGTACTTCCCGGCCTTGACCATCTCCAGGTCAAACTTCTTCCCTAGCTTGTCCTTTGTGGCGTTGTCCTGGAAGGTCACGCCGTTGCCCAGGAGGTAGGAAACCTCCTGTCGCACGTCAAAGCCGAAAAAGGAGGATGCGATCTTGTGGTTGGCCGTATACATATCCCTATGAGCACGGCCTTGCATGTCGTATATTATTTTCTCATATCGGTTGATAGTTGGGTTATCGCCCTTAAAGTATAGTTCAGCATCTACCGCCATTTTATAGGCCTTGCTGCCTTTGTGCTCATTGATTGCCTGCCTGATAAAGTCCATTCTGGCCTTTTCGGCCTCGCCCACAGCAAGCAAATCCTGATATGTAAGCAAAAAATCACCTCTCCCACAGTGGGATATATTGTGGCTGACCGGCCCTGCGCATCTTATGCCGTAGCACCGTCATCACAAAGTACCTGATATCGTCCATGGCGTGGTCATTCTCTTCGATGGGCTTGTCCTTTGTCGCCTTATCGTCCCAACGGTATAGCCCAAACTCACGGATACCGTCCTTGCAGGAGCGGTGAACTTTGATCGTCCCGTCCTCAATGTAGCGGCTGGTGGTGACGATGCCGGGAACCACATCATTGACCGCTTTTTGTACCCGGAACCGCCGATGCCGTCTGATGACCTCGATAAACGAAGCTGCCGACGGGTCAACTACTACGGATCGCACCGGCAAATCCCCAGCCAGCTTCTCCAATTCCGTGTAGTATTCCTCATCTGTCTTTCTGACCTGCTCCGTCCGCCCGGAATAGTAATACTCCCGGATTCTGGTGGCGTTTTTGCCGTCCCAGCACCACAGCCCCGCCGAAAATGGGTTTAGTGTACCGTAGTCGCAGGAGATATAGTATTCTCCACTCTTCGGAACCTCGTCCACAATGTTGCTCTCGCCAAACATGGGGTAGATTAGTCCCTCGGCCAGCGCCCACCGTCCCAAAATATAACGGTCGTAAAAAACCGTTCCTCGATACTCCCGCTTTAGGTTCTCCACAAAAGCCTCTGGGAGAAACGGATTATCATCAATTGTGTACGTTTGGCTGAAAACATCCGCCTTGCTGTCCAGGAACGCTTTTAGCCAATGATTCGGTCCCTGTGGATTGTACGTACCGTCAAAGCATGAATACGCTTTATCCAGGCGGCTTTTCAGCAGTTCAAAGACTTCCTGGCTCCAGTCTGCCACCTCGTCGCCGTAGCAGTATTTGATGGACGCGCCGCGGATTTTCGAGACCTGGGAAACCTTTTCAGCTCCAAGGCAGTAGCACTTTTCCCCAAATATCCACGCCGTATTGTCGCTGGAGATCGTGCCAACAAGAGCATCACCATAGATCGTTCGCATAGGCTCAAGCACATTCCGCTCAATGGTGGACTTTGTGACGCCAAGAATGACCGTCAGCCCGTCCTTGCCGACACGCTCCCGGATGCGGATTGGGATAATCCACCGAAAATCAAGGTATGTTTTCCCCGATCGAGTAGCCCCTCCCTTAAAGTTCCAGCGGTGATGCCCCTCTCGGACAAATTCAGTTTGTTTCGGACTCAACAGCATCCCTGAACTCCTTCAACAGCCCGTCCAGCTTATTCAAACTGTCGTTTCCGCTGGCTGTGTTCTTTGTGGCCTTGTCAACGATAATCCCAAAAGAAGTGGCGATTTGAGACAAACCTGCATCACTGATCTTTTTCGGGTCTGTCAGCGCCATCAGGTGGAGATCGATGGCCTCCTGCATCTTCTCCTTGCGGGTCTCCATGAAGGCCAGCATATCAAGCGTGTTCTGTCTCTTTTTTTGTTGCGCCTTTTGGGCGAATCCTTCGCAGCCTAACACAACACGCTTAACGGTATCTTTGGAAACCCCATTGATTTTCGCCGTAGCGTTATAGCTCTCGGTCTCCAGATAATCAGCCGCAATTTTCTTTTTTTGTCTGTCTGTCAGCCGTGCAGCCATGCAGCCATGTCACCACCTCTCGCCTAAGTAGAGTCAAAATCATGTCAAACGCCCACTCCCTTTAAGGGCCAATATATTAACCCCGTAGGGGTTATATATATGGCCCTAAAGGGAGTACACCATCGCCGCCTACTGTCGAGCTCTGGCTCGGATACGGCCAGCCGTCACAGCCTGTTAAGCGATACACCCGTGTGGGTTGATAGCCACCCCCGTCTCCTGCAACTGCGGGGCGGCAAATATTTTTCAAAATATGTATTGACAATATCATATTTTATGATATAATTAAGTCATAAAAAGTAAAAGGAACAATATAGGAGGTAAAGTCATGAAACACTATGAATATTGCGTTTGCAAAGACGGCTGGATGATGGGTGCTTATATGGACGACAAGAAGGGAGCCGAGGATTGTGCCGCTCGTTATGCCTCCCAGTATCCTGAAAGCAAGGTTGAGATCAAGGTCAATGTTTACGACGAAATGGAATACCGTTATTTCAAGGAGGTCGGTTGCTGATGACAAACAGAGAAGCATACGTGTTTGGCTGGGTGTTCGGTCGGCTCAACGCGGCGGCATATCCGCAGGAGATCGGAGGGGATCTCACCCTTGCCGCTCAGCGCCCGTATACAGCACTCGCCAGAGTCATTTCTGATGCTCACAGGCTTGGCATCCTAAAGAGTGATCTCGACCGGCAGGTTGCTGAGGCGCTTTGCGAAATCACCAGCATTGACCCGCCCGTGGAGGGAGGGTCTGAAAAGTTCCAGCCCCTTGAAATGCAGGGGGCTTGGCAGTTAGGCTATTTTGCCGGTAAAGGCAAGCGGCCGCTTGCGTCTGTCGAGTTTGATATTGCCGCCGCTAGGAAGGCCAAAGGCTTGACTCAAGCCCAACTTGCGGATGCGATGGACGTTAACCAGGCCGTGATATCCCGCTGGGAGAGCGGCAAGGTCAGCCCCAATGCCGGGAATTTGGACAAACTGAAAGAAATTCTGAGCTAATCCTGCCGCCCCTCCGGGGGCGGCTTTTTTGCCCTCTCCAGCTCGTGCGCTTGTGGTGCCACCGCCCGCCTCATGCGGCGAGGAGAGGCATATGGCAGACAGTAGGTTGTCCAGCCGCCCATTGGCATTTAATTTAATCGCGCAGTGCCTCTTTTGCTTTCCATCTGCGTTTGGAGCCGAGAGGCGGTATTGAGCCGCCACACGTCCACGGCGTTGTCCATGGCCGCCGCTTCCGCTTCTGCTGCTGCACTCGGCATATAAAGCACCACCACAAGATGATGCTTTGTCCGGCATACACCGGGCATCTCTGGAGCCACCGGGAGGAATCGAACCTCCAACCTACCGATTACAAGACGGTTGCTCTACCAGTTGAGCTAAGATGGCATATTCCACCACCGCTGCTCTCTCCACGTAGGAACGCAGCCGTCAACACAGCGGCAGGGGTTGTGCGCTTCCAGCTTAGATTGTCACACGCCTGTGCCACAACACCGGAGCGACCGGCAGCCAGTCTCGCATACAGACGCAGTTTTCAGCAGGCATTGTCATTCTCTCTGAGGGCTTGCGCTACGCTCAGATCATCCGGGCGCGACCCGGCCTCTGGAGGCCATCAGCAGGATCGAACTGCTGCAACGGCATACACCGCTCTACTCATTCCTTTATGGCCGTATATAAGGCGGATTCCATCTCTACACGCTCCGCCGGGCGCAGCCGCTTTCTATGTGTCGGCACACCGGGGCAGGTCATAGCTGCCACCGCTTCCGCCTCCATGACAGGCGGGCGTCATGTCCCTTCTCCGGGGCCGTCAGACGCTCTAGGCTACCCGGTATAGTGTCTTTCCACAGTCAGCTCCGTGGCCTTTGGAGCGGTTTAATAAATTGGCTACCGCAAAAAGCGCGGATCACCAAGCCCTCGTCCGGAATCGAACCGGCGTCCACTATACCAAATCATGGTATCGCTCTCACCATTGAGCTACAAGGGCATATTGCACACAGTAGGGGCAGCGACTACACCGCCGCCACCCCCTCTGCGTGAATGAGGAAAAGGGGGCGGAAAGAGAGTGGGAGCGCAGGGGCACACGCTCCCACACTCCCATTTTCGCATATACCATGCTCTCCGATTCCCTCACGAGGGAATCACATCAACTTTTTCTGTGAAATAATGAAAAGTTACATTGCTTTTGGATCGTCTGTTCTTCCTAGCAGGTAATCCACAGATACATTGAAATGGTCTGCTATTTTTACTACAGATGGTATTTCAGGGATTACTCCGTCACGCTCATATCTCAAAATTGAGTTCTTACTGATGCCACATAGCTCCGCGAGAACACAGGGCTGTGTTCCTTCCTTCTCCCTCAACTTTTTTAGCCTCTCCGGGAACTCGTTCAAGGGCTATCCCTCCTTCGGCGGGTCTGGGAGGGGCATCCAGTGGGTGATTTTACCCGCACTGGGCCCAATATCCGTCATCCATTCACCCCACAAAATCCAACCTACAGATGTTCCAATGCGCTCACAACGCACGATAACTCTCTGCTTTTCCTCCGGCAACCTCTCCTTGACGCTGATCCACTCACTCATGCTGTCCGCCCTCCCCGTCGTGGATGGAGCCCTCCATATCCAAAAACTTCTGGTACATGGCCGCAGCCTGAATGGCCTCGCAGGCTGCGTTGATGGCGTTTTGTTTTAAGCATCTAATATCTTCATTGGCCGGAAGGTCACTTGTGATATTTCCCCAAGCACACTCCAAGAGTAGTTTCATCTTGCTTACCTCTTCTTCGGCCTCTTCTGCTTCTTCTTTTAGCACCGCCCATCCCTCATGCTGGCTGTGGAACTGTGGAAACCGCTCATTGGCGGCAGCCAGCTCAACGTCCACCAGTTGCCTGACGTTGGCTAATACAGCGTTCATTTCGCACCTCCGATAATCTCGTCAAGGGTGACGGTTTCGCCGGGTCGGAGGGAGGGGAAACAATCTCTGCTCAAAACGATGGACACTGACCAATCGTTTTTGACTGCAAACAGTCCATTTCCATATGCCGCACGGCTTACCGAATCAACCTCAAGCAACCGTTTGACCGCTCTGGCGTCCTCCACCTCCTGCTCCGTCCAGCAGGGCTTGCGGGTGATGCGGTCGGGTTGGTTAATAATTACAGCCAAATCATCCTCATTGTAGCAAGGGCTCCAGAGATCTCCCGTCTTATAATATCGCCTCCCGTCTGCTCCAATTTTGAAGGTTCCTCTATTTACCTGATTTGCGCCGAAATCGTATGTAAATTCTTCGCCTACCTCAACACCCAGCACCTGCGCAATTCTTGGTTTATTCACTTGTTGTCCTCCTCCTTGATTTTCAGGGACTTTTCGATGGCTTCGTCTAGGTCGGTCTCCCCCTTTGTGTATGGCACCCAGCAAGTGCCGTCCTCTTTCTTGTGTTGGCAATCCTCGTTCTCGTCCCAGGAGCAGCAGGGGCCGCCGTGAGCACAGTCGCAGCACATACCTTCTATGGCGTTGGTTTCCTTATGTTTTGCCGCCTCCGGCACTCCTGCGGCGTTTTGCAGGCTCTCAATCAGCTTCTCGATGTTCATCAGGTTTCCTTCTCTCCCTCCGGCGGCCCATCCCAGGCCGTCCAGTATTTGCCGTACAGCTCCATCGCAAACGGCTTGATGTGCTTGCAGTATAGATACCCGTCTCTGACTCCTTCTGCAATCTCCAGGCCTCCCCATTGGAGCTGGGCTATCCCTGCTCCCTCAATGTAGATTGCGGTCTCCTGGGTGATGGATTCCAGCTCCTGGCGGGTGTATTGGTGTCTCATGGCGATACCTCCGGCAGGCGGCGGTAAATCTTAATGCGCCCAAGCGGATCAAGTCCAAACTCGCCCGATTTTGTTTGCAAAAAAACATCACCATCCTTTTCTGATTTGACAATCCCCCAGCATCTGAGCGAAGAATCCCATACTGGCTGCCCATCCATCTCCCGCAACTGTTCCAGCGTCAGCGGCTCGTTCGGCGGGGTGAGGGTGGGCATATGCTCAGCCAGATACTCCGCAAGCCACTCTGCAAAACTGCCTGTTTCCGGGTCGTTCCGCTTGGCCTCGATAATCAGGTCAAGCATGGTCTGTTTATTGATTCCCCGCATCGTTCAGCGCCTCCAATCTCTCCATCACCATCTCCACGGCCTCGTCCGTCATGGCTTTCCCACATTTCCGACAAAACGGATGGTTGCCGTTATGTGTATATTCTCCAAAGTCCTCCCGGAAAGCATGATAATCAAAACAATGCGAACAAACATATTTCACAACGCCCTCTTGCGCATCCTCACACCGAATCCAGTGCGCCCTCCACGCCTTCTCCACCTGCTCCCGGCTGACGGGGCGGAGGGCTTTTAGTGCCCTGACAGACCAATGGACTGCCTCCACATTTTGTTGGCTGGCTTTCTGGCCCAAGCCTTCAAGATATTTCAGGCATTCCTCACGGTTTTGGATAGCTTCATCAATCGTCATTCTTTTCCTCCCTGCCCAAATATGTTCGGGTTAAATATACTCATGTACCACGGGAGCTCGCTCTTTTGATTATCCGGTTTTGGGGCAAAACAAGAAAGCGTCTTAATGTCATATAATGCCGCATGGCATAAGTACACATATCCTTCTTCAATGTCTGGCACCTTTTCAGCAAAAGCGCATTTAGTGCAATCTGCATTCTCATTTCTGGCCAACTTTCGCAGGTTCTTCTTCTCATAGTTATGGATAACTTTCATTTCTTGTCCTTCCATCCGGCCCTCTGCCGGACGCAACGCCAACACTTCAACGATGGACCAGCACCTCCATGCTGGCATTGGCCCGACAAGAGAAGGATGCACGGGCGGAGAATTATCGAAGCCGCCCGGCAGAAGGCCGGATATATTTAGTCTATTAAATCGCTTCTTCCCGCGTCACGGCTGGGCCTCCTTTGCTTCCAAATAGATTCCAAGCCGTTTCATCAGGCCGGGAATTTCCGCATCTCCCACAACATCATCTTTTAGCTCGGCAATTTTCTTGTGATTTGCGGGGCCTCCCCGTATCCAGTCAAATGTGAAAACCGTTGTTTTCTGCCGCCGGTTATCAATGTCGATATGTACGGCTTTCCCGCATCGCAACCCGTGCCCGTCAAGTTGTTCTGGCTCCAGCATGAATGAGATATACTCCACACCGTTACCATCCGGGGCAGAATGGGTGTAGTCATATCCAAAGTTCATTCCATCCCCTCCAACTCCTCCGCGCTCAGAATCGGCGCGCGGGTGTTCCAGGCCAGGCGGGCTTGCGCCTGTGCCTCCTCAATTCGCTGTTTCGCCGCCTCAAAATATCCGGGGTCTAATTCTATGCCAATAAACTTCCGCCCCGTGTTGACACACGCGACTCCCGTGGAACCGCTTCCCATACAGTTGTCCAAGACTGTCATGCCCATATTTGTGTAAGTATGGATAAGGTACTCCAGTAGAGCAACGGGTTTTTGCGTTGGGTGCCCACCTTTATACCGAGGCAGCGGAAATTCAAGCAATGTAGTTGGATAATAGTTTTCAGATTTATGGGGATAATATGTGAACTTCCCATAATTGCTTGTCTTACTGCCTGTTCTTTTTAATTGACATTTCCCTTTTCGCATTTGTGGGTTGTAAATACACTGTTTTCGATAAAAAACCGCTATATCCTCACAATTTCGGAGTGGTTGCTTCTTTGCATTAAGGAAACCTGTACACTGCTTTTTGCTCCATGTCCACTTGTACTTAAAGTTCTCTATATTGCTTAAAATCAGTTCAGAAGTAAACGGTTCCTGACAGTTGAGAACAATTGCGGAAGTTTCTTTGCTTACTCTATTCCATTCATCCCACAGTGCAGGAAGGTCAATTTTCTTGTCCCAACTGTTTTTTGTTATACCAAACGGTAAATCACATAGCACCATATCCACGCTACCGTCCGGGATGTCTTGCAGTAGTTCCAGGCAATCTCCCTGCATCAGCACCACCCCCGCATCCGTCAGCCGCTTGGCCGCTTCGTTGTCGCCCAGCAGGGCGCGCGTCTTATCGTCCATTGTTCGGGTCCTCCTTTATCATCGGCCATTGAGAAATGCCATTCTGGCTTGCGGAGGCCTACTGTTTGATGGCAGGTTATTCCGAACCCTCCATGCGGCGATTGGATTTTTTGATAAGCCAAAGTATTTCCAAATTTTGATATCGCTCATGCCCTCTTGGTACAGCCGCATGCAGACCGCCTCGTCAAATACTGCCTTTGGGCGTCCATTTGGATTCGGCGGGGTGCGTTGAACTGTCTTTTTCTCTGTGCAGCGTGCGCCCGGCGGGCAGATCAAAGAGCGGGCATGCCCGGTATAGCCTATGTAGCCGCAGCAGTACAGCCCGGCGGTGATATAGCATCTGTAGATGCAGTCAGCACAGTGCTTGTCCATGTCCTACACCTCCACCACATGGATTCCGCGCCCGGCCATGAGCTTTTTCTTCAGCTTGTATTCTTTGGTCTTGTAGCCCTTCACGTCCTCCACAACGACCTCCCATCGGGTGTCTACACCCTCTTTTACCGCCCGGCGGTATGAGAAGTCGGCCCGGTACTTAATCGCCCGCACACGCTCGCCCAGCGGTGTCGTGAACGCCTCCTGGAGTGTGAACTCTGGCTGGAGCTTCAAATCTCTGATTTCTCCGGCGCACAGCATGAGCATGAGTTGGTCATACCGTACGGCCTCTTTCTGACTGTCGAAGGTGATGCCATTTCGCACCGCCTTCTTGTTGCCGTATTTATTCGCCATTACTGATTGCCAGCCGTTCGGCTAGCCCTCCAATCATCTGTTTTATGTCGCTGGGCAACGCCTGGATCTCGGACTCCTGTTTGGCCCGCTCCTGATAGGAGCGCTGGAAGTTGGAGCCGATGACGCTCTGCACCGTGTTGGCGTCCATCTGTGCCCAGGCTTTGAGCTGCTCCGGCGTCCCCACCAATCGGCGGAGCATGGGCGGCAGTCTCTCGAACTCCTCCCGACTGTTGTAAGCCGACCTCTTCACGGCTCGCCATACCAGCCCCCAAGCCTCCTGCGGGGCCATCTGCGGCCGCTCGGTAAGCTGCCTTATCTTGGCCTTTACCGCTCCGATATGGGGCGGATATCCCTTGCTGTCGGTGGCAATCAAAGCCTTGACGGCGGCGGCGACCAGTTCCACCGGCTCGTCGAACATCCCAGCCCATAGGTTCAGCGTCTGCTCCGGGTCTGGTACGTCTGCTCCCGCATAGAACCGAGGATAGGCGGTTGCCAGGATGTTCATGATAATTCCGGTTTCCTGCCTAGTCATTTCGTTCCTTCCTCCGCGTCCATTCTGGCGGCCAGGGCGGCCCAGTCTGTGCGGCCTCCCGCCGCGGGTGTCCGGTGCTCCGCCTCCAAGGCATCCCAATCAGCAAGGCATCGCACCCCCCTGGCCTGCTTGTCCCGCAGGATAGCCCGTATGTACGGCCAGTTGGCCTTCTTGCTGTCGAGTGCGATGTCAAAGGCCCGCTTACATACGGCGGCCCCCATGGCCTCCGCATAACCCCGAAGCTCGTCCAGGGAGGCAGAGGAGGCAGACGGGTTAATCCTGTCCAGATAGTCCGAGATAACCTCGGCCACTGGCCCTGAGCGCGGGAGGGGGGTAGTGGGAAGAGAACTATCGTTCTCTCCCTCTCCCTCACACTCACTCTCTACCTCTCTCTCTAACTCTTTCTCTACCTCTCTCTCACTCTCCCCCTCCTTGCCGTTTTGTTCCTGTTTTGTTCCAGTTTGTTCTTGGCTTGTTTTCTGCTTGTTGAGCCTGTTTTTTGCTTTGTTCCTTCCGCTGTCAAGCGTGGGACGAATCAAAGTAAAAACAGAGAGAGGTACGCCGGAAAGCTTTGGGATTTCTTCATCCAACGCATAGCCGATGACCGCCATGAGAACGTCGGCCCGGTCGCGTTTGGGGAGGTGCTTTAATGCTTCATAGTAACTACGATAAAAGGTGAATTGGTCTCGCTTCATGAAGCCCTCCTCTAAAATGGCAGCTCCCCGTCATCATCCGTCAGCTCCGCAAACTCCGCCCCACCGGAACCCGGCTCCGCCGGGGGCGGTGTATAGGATCCGCCGGATCCCGCGCCACCTTCCGCGTCCCGCTTGGAGTCGCCGAAGTACACATGCTCAGCCAGTACCTCCGCGGTGCGGCGCTTGTTGCCGTCCTTGTCCGTCCAGTCCCGGAGCTGCAACCGGCCCTCCACCACGGCCATGCGGCCCTTGGCGAAGTAGCGGGAGACAAATTCGGCGGAGCTGCGCCAAGCCACGATGTCGATGAAGTCCGTGGTTTTCTCCCCGGTCTGCTTGTCCTTGAAGTCCCGATCCACCGCCAGGGAAAAGTTTGCGACAGACGCCCCGCTCTGCGTCTGTCGCAGCTCGGGATCGCGGGTGAGGCGGCCCATAAGTACAATCCGGTTCAGCACACGTAGCCCTCCTTCGTAATAAAGGCCCTTAGTTCATCCGGGCTGTAATAGACCCGTACTCCGATTCTGACGCACCGGATCTTTTTAGCGTCTCTAAGCTCGTCCAATGTATCCACACTGATGTTCAGCACATCAGCAGCCTCCTTGCGCGTCAGTAGTAGCTTTTCCATTCCATTAACTTCCTTCCTCGTGATGTTGGTGCAGGAACACGTAGCGGCTGTTCGGCCCCATCTGCTGATAAAGCCAGTCCTCCGCCTGCTCTCGGCTTAAATGGTTTTGCGCGGCGGCCCACTCATAGGAGAACTCCCCGGCGGCTCTTTTGGCCTCCATGCGGGCCTCCAGCTCGGCCCGGGTGTGGTTTGCCTCCACCATGTAGAGGTCGTAGCCCTTGGCCTCAACGCCGTCCAGGGTTCCGGTGTCCGTGGCGTAAAAGAGGCGTTCGCGTCCGTGCTCAATATGCCAGCCGCAGTTTGGGACGTTATGTGCCAGAGGTTCCGGTCGCACAATCGCAAGGCCGTTGTATATCATGGCGTGACTCGTTTCCCCCGGTTTATCTGGCCTAATCAAATCAATCCGCCGCTTGTCCACCCCAGCATCCAGTAGCGGCCAGACCATCCACTCGCAGCACCCCCAGCGGATGGAGGGCCGCTCTTTTGCAAGGGCCTGCACCGTCCGGGGATTGAAATGGTCTCCGTGAATATGGGTGAGCAGCACCAACCGCAGGTCTTTTTTGACCGGCTCCAGGGCTTTGAAGGGAACGCCGCAGTCAACCAGGATGTGGTCGTTGATAACCACGGCGTTGCCCTTGGAGCCAGTGGAGATGATATTATAGGTCATTGAGGTTTACCTGCTCATCACCAGGGTTCCCGGCGGTGCCATCGGAGCTGCTCTCAGATCCAGGGTTCTCCGGCTTGGCCGGGGTAGCCATCGACATATCGAAATACTGTTCAACACTGGCCGAGCCATCCCGGATAGCGTTGTAGACATTCTTGAGGCGGACAACGCTTTGTTGCGAGAATGCTTCCTTCTTGCAGCCGATGTACGCCTCCAGCATCTCGGCCGTAATGCTGTACTGCTCCTGGAAGTTCTTGACCAGCGCCCGCACCATGTCCACCAGCGGCATCTTTGCATTGCCACTAAGGGTCACATTGCACTGGCCCACCGCCGCGTCCACAACATCCCCGGGGATCACGGACAGGATGCAGGAACGTTCCCGGCGGGCGGCCTGGTTCGCCACCATCTCATAGATATCCCTGGGGTCGGTGAGGGCATAGGAGCCCTTCTTGGTCTCCCGGACATGGGGAACGGTAAAGACCTTAGTCTCGCGGTAGTTGGTCTCCAAATCCCAGCAGTAGGCCATGACAGTAGACTCCTTGGCCGTCTGCTCCAGCACCTTGAATCCGCTGTCGATATTGCCCCACCCCCGGGCTAGGGTCTTTGCCAGATGAATAGACGGGCCGGTGACAACCTGACCGCCGCGCGGATATTCGTACATAGCTTTCTCCGCAAGGCTGGTGCGCTGGCAATCCTGAAGGATACGGTTGTAAGCGGCGACTTCGTCACGGGGGAATTTCTTGGCGGCGATCATAGCCACCTGAACCTCCTGTGCCTCACGGCTGGCCGCCATTTCCGCACCAACGGGGCGCGCAACATTTTTCTGCCCTTCAAACTCTGCGATAGCCGCAGTATTTTTGACTTCGTTACTCATAGCGGATTCCCTCCTGAATCATAAAGTCCTTCAGCTTTTTCAATTGTGCTTTAGTGGCAATGACGGAGAAGGAACAGCGGTAGACCTTCTCAGCTTCAACGGGCGGCTCCACGGCCGGAGGCGCGGCGGCCTCCACCTTCGCCACGGCCTCGGCCTCCCGTGCCCTCTGCGCTTCCCAGAGCGCTTGGGCCTCCTTTTCGGCCTCAATGCGGCGGTGCCGCTCCTGCACAACCGAGATAGACCCAGGTGCATCCAGCGTCCGCTTGAACTCCACCATGATTTCCTCGGCGTAGTCCATGCCGGAGATTAGCTCCACGCTGCGCGCAACCCCGGACACAAAGTCCGCCATCTGCTCCCGCAGCTTCTTGGGCGTTTTCTGTTTGGCGGAAGCCATATCCACCTTCACGCCGGATTGCTCGAACCGGATGAAGTCGATACGCTCGGCGGCGCACAGCTCTGCGAAATACTCCCGCAGGCCGTCCTCACACCGTTGCTTGATTTCACGCTCGGTGGCGTCCACCTTGCCCTTCAGCGCCGCGTCCGCCGCCCTGAAAGCATCGCTGACGCACTCCTTGTAAACGGCCTCAAACTGCTCATAGGGGCCGATCACGGCCTTCTTGGCGGCTTTGCGCTGTTCCTCCAGCACCTGAAACTCTTTGTTCAAGTCAGCCCGGACGGCTTTCACGGCCTGCACGGTCTCCTCATTACAGACAAGGGCGAGGGCTTCCCCCACCCGCTTGTCCACGGTCTCCTTCATGGCCCGCAGCCGCTCCTCGATCACCGGGAGCTGGGCCACACGGATCAGCTCGTTCATTTCTTTCCCTCCAGTAACATTTTTCGCAAAGATGCCCAGGCATCAGTAAGAATGGGTCATAGATTTCTCCGCCGCACTCGTGGCAGTAAGCGTACACAGGCGCCTGCTGCACATCCCGGTATGGTGAAAACGGTAGCCACCACTCCATATCAGGCAATCGCCGGAAGCGCCGCCCGCGGGCAGCCATCCTCACCCATATAAAGAAATCCGGTTCGGCCATCCGAGAGGCGGATATGTATTGCCCCGTCCAGGGCGTTAATCTCGTCGATTGGATAGCCGATATTCTCCATCGCCCAGCGCAGCAGGGCTGAAATATTTCTGGTATTCAGCATTGACTTTCCCTCCTTCGTGCCCTAAAATAAGGGCAGATGTTCTTTCTCTTGCCGCCCTCCGGTCTCGCACACCGGGGAGCGGCGCTTTTAATATAGCTCGATTGCAAAGCCATCTTTGATGAGCTTTGGGCGCTTGCCATTTACCTGCTCCGGCCTTATCCCGGTCTTGCTGATTACGCTGCGCATGGGGATGCAAAATCCACTGCTAATCCGATGGACAGCAAAGCCTTTTGGGCTAGTCGTAAAGTGGAAGAGCAGATACTTTCCGGCCTTGCCAATAAGTACATGAGGCAAAACATTAGGGATACACTTTGCTGCCGAAGAACTAACATATAGGACGCCATTTGGGCTTAATAGCTTTACGTATTGCTCTGTCCCAACCTTCTGAAATGTTTCTTCCTCAGAGCCGATTTCGATTAAATCGAGGATATTATCCATCTTCTTTCCCTCTAGGTATTTCGACTACCGCCCACACATCGTCGATGCTCTCCGCCCCCTCCAGTCCGGTGATCTGGATGGTGAGCGGGCCGGTAGGCGTTGGGGACGGGGTGGTGGTTGCCGCCGGGGGCACAATGGCTGGCTGCTCCGGTTCCTGGTTCCAGACAATTTCGATCAGTGCAACCAGCGCCAACAAAAAGAACAGGTATACGGTAGTCACGATCAGTTGCTTTTTCATAGGCTCGCTGCCACCAGAATAGCCAGCACCAGCGCCGCTCCGGCAACCACCGCCAGTTGTACCCGCTGGGCCACCGCCTGCGCCTGCTGTACCCGGCGGCGGTAGGCCCGGTAGCTGTACGCCTTTGCGCGCCTGTCGCGCTCATTTTGGGTCTCGCTCATACCATTCCCCTCCCCTGCACGATGGCCTTTGCCACCAAATCTGTCTCATAGCCCCGCTTGCGAGGCCCCATGCGGATTGCGGGTATATCATGCTCCGCCGCCCAGCGGTCGCCGCTGGATGCCCGCGGGCAGTAGCCTACCTCCCGCGCCACATCTGTGGAGGACATGATTCCACCGTGGCGTTCAAACATTAGCCGCCGTTTCTCAGCAATCGCACGGCTGATTGCGCTCTGTGCGTTCATTTGCGTTCTCCTCCTTCCCATGTAACCGCTCATGCTCGTCCCAAGTCATCCCATAATAGGCCCGGCATAGGTCGTCCATGACGCGGCGTGCATTGGTGAAGCGGTTCTCAATCTCCCGCTTCGTGCTGCTCTCGTTGAGCTGTCCATCTTTGGTCATAAAAAATCCTCCAATCTTGCCAGAGGCCGGAGGATGTGATATACTGTCTCCGATACCTCGTAGCGTGCTTACGTGGTGTCATGCCCTCGTCGGTGTGTCCGCACCGGCGGGGGCGCTTTTTGTTGTGCTCTTAAATTTATGAAACAAGGAAATGCATTGCTATCCAAAAAATCGTTATTGCGGAAAGCACAGAAACCGTTGTCGCATTTATTTCCTCATCAAAGAACCAACAAATAAATATGTACCCTGCTTCAAGCGCCGCAAAAGCTAAAGCTATCCATTGGAACATCCCCGGCCCCCAGTTTCGTAATCGAGGTATTTGTTTCCAAAGATATCTATCGTATAGTTCTTAGCAATTTCATCTTGATTCCGCTGGCTTTGTAGTGTAAGTACGAGGTCAGCAATTTCTTTAGCATCAGCCTCAATGATGATCTTCACCCCACTTACCTCCTTCCCCGCCCCGTCAGGGGCGGGCTTTATTGTCCGGTTTATTGGACTTGCTCTTTGGTATCATGCTCGCTGAGAAGATCATCAACAGTGACACCATATAATCGAGCAATCTCAAGAAGTCTTTTGGCGTTTGGCCTAGTTACTCCGGTTTCCCATTGGTATACTGCGGCATCTGATACACCTATATTTTTCATAACTTGACTCACAGACAGCCCTGCCGAGATACGCGCATCACGGAACCCCATTTTTTCACCTCCGAACACTAAGTTTTACTTGACAATCCGATAGACTTAGCTTAATATAGGAAGTGCCAACAACTTATATTATGCAAAGCCCGATTTTGCGTGGGCTAGGTTTTTCTTTGCCCTCGCTTCAAAAACTAGTATATACTAAGTTTTTCTGATTGTCAAGAATAAGTTAGTGTTTGCTAGGCGGCGTTTTTACCAAACTGGAGGAGAGTATTATGGGTAATTCGCCAATCGTCAGCAGAATCAACGGTTTGCTCGCTGAGAAAGGGATTTCAAAACGAGACTTCTATCAAGATTGTGGAATAACTTCCGCGTCCTACTCTTTATGGAATACTGGAAAAACAACTCCAAGAATGAAGAACTTAGAAGTCATAGCCGATTATCTTGAAACAACAACGGATTATTTGTTGACCGGACTTGGGGAAAAAGAAAAAGCGCCCACCCAAGAGGGTGAGCGCGAGATAGGCTTTGATGATTTCACCTATGCCTTTTATGAAGAATCCAAAGATCTCCCTGATGAAAAGAAAAAAATGCTCCTTGAGATGGCTCGCTTTATGAAGGCAGATATCGAAAAAGAGAAAGGGTAATAGCCTATGGATAGGCTCTTAGCGCTTTATCAGAAACTCAGCCAGTCTGGAACTAAATTCTATATGTGGGATTTGAAAGACGATAAGGCTGTCACGCTAGAAATGGGCGGGACGTATGGGATATTTATGGACTTCGACAATATCCCTTCTTCTAGAGATGAGGTTGCTGTCGTTGCTCACGAAGGCGGCCATGCGTCCACAGGAGCCACGCATAAGGTATGTAGTCCATTCGATTTAGTTGAGAAACACGAGTATAAGGCTTGGAAGTGGGCCGTTCAAAATTACATATCAGAGGATGATTTAGATGAAGCTGTAGCCGATGGGTACACGGACATTTACTCTTTAGCTGAACATTTTGGAGTCCCAGAGGATTTTATGCGCAAAGCTGTCTGTTGGTACACACACGGGAATCTAGCAGCAGAATTGTATTTTTAGTAACCCAACCGCTGGAGGGCGGTAATAGAAGGAGGAATATATTATGAAGGGAAATATCAAAAGTTTTGTGTCCGGTTGCATCGTTACGGCTGCTGTTGTAGGGTTAGTTGGGTCTGCGGCGGCTACGGTTGGACAGAAAACAGTAGCCCTTGATTACAACGATATCAAAGTTACATTAGATGGTAAGCAAGTAACTCTTGTAGACTCTAATGGGCAAGCTGTAGAGCCGTTTGCCATTGATGGGACTACATATCTCCCTGTTCGCGCCGTATCTGATGCACTTGGGCTAGAGGTCGGATGGGATGGTGCTACGTCTACCGTGATCCTCAATACCCCAACCGCCGAAAAGCCGGTTTATATTACACGGACAGGCGAGAAATACCACTATGATAGCACCTGCAATGGCGGAACCTATTTTGAAGTGCCGATGCAGACGGCCGTCGATATGGGCCTCGCTCCTTGCGAGAAATGTGTAAAGTAAGGTGATTTTATGGGATTCCGCTTTCGGAAGAGCATAAAAATAGCCCCAGGAGTAAAGCTCAATCTGGGGAAGAAAAGCACAGGAATCAGTGTTGGGAATAAGTTTGGTGGCGTGTCTATTAACACAAAAACCGGAGTAACGACGAGAGTTTCTGCGCCTGGTACAGGTATGTCCTACACCTCCCGCATAGGTGGAAAGCACAAGAGGAAAAGCGCCCGCTCTTCGGTTTCTGAGCACGCCCCCATACAAAAGCCATATAAACCTTTTTACAAGCGTGCATGGTATATCGTTTTAACTATTGTCTTTTTACTGGGTGGTTTTGGTTGCATCCCTTCAAATATAGGCGCAGCAGTATGTGGCCTTTTGATTGCAGCAGCGCTGATAGCAGGAGCTATTTGCTCTGCATTAAAGCATTGATAACTAAATCCCGAGGAGGTTTATGCATGCTGGACGAAAAAGATTTGCAGGCAATCCAATCCATTATCGCGGACGCTGAACAGCGCATCACCAAAAACACCGTAATGATGATGGAAACCAAATTTGAAAAGCGGTTTAATTTGCTCGCAGAGGGCCAGAGCGCCATCCTGGAGAAACTGGAGCGCTTGGACGATATGGAGGTCATGGACACTCGGATCACCGCCCTGGAGGCTATGGTGAAGAAGCTGAATCGTGAAATGGAGAAACTGAAAAAGGCGCAATAAAAACACCGCCCCCGGTGCTGGAACACCAGGGACGGCTCACATAGGGGTGATAAGGTTTGGCCGCCATATCACCCCTCTATTTTACCAGAATGGGGGGTAAAGTAAATGGATTACATCAGAAAAACGGCTCGCTACAATGGGAAAAAGTATGAAGCTACCGGGAAAACGGAGCTGGAGGCACTGCAAAAGCTAGCGGACAAGCTGGCCGCCGCAAAGCGCGGTGAGGAAACCGTAGGCGGCTCCATGACTGTCAACGCCTGGTATAAGCAATGGCTGGAGCTCTACAAGGAGCCAAAAGGGCTCACAGCTAAATCGTTGAAAATGTACGATGAAAAGTACGATAACTATATCAAGCCCGCTATTGGTCACTTGAAATTGAAGGATGTTAAAGACGTGCACCTCCAGCGCATCCTTAACGGGCAGGCCGGGCGCTCTGCATCCCATGTAAAAAAACTGCGCATGGTGTTGCAGGAGATGTTCCGCAGGGCCAGGCAATCCCGCCTTATCCCATACGATCCCGCCGAGCTACTGGAGCTGCCCACCTATCACGAGGGGAAAAGACGCTCTATCACTGAGGACGAGCGCAAGGCCATTTTGGCTGTTGCTGAGCACCATCGGGCCGGATTATGGGTGCTCACATTACTATATACTGGTATGAGACCAGGAGAAACGGCAGCCCTTACTTGGTCAGATGTAGATTTCGAGCATAACGAGATACACGTCCACACAGCGAAAGAGAGCGGCTCCAGAGATGTAAAAGGCCCGAAAACAAGTTCAGGTATACGGGACATCCCCATCCATAGTGATCTCGGCTGGCGGCTTAAGGAGGCAAAAGGCGAACCGTTCGCCCTGGTTTTTCCGAACCAAAATGGGGTTATCCAAACTGAGAGCGCCATGCGCAGGGCATGGAAAAGCTTCCGCAAGGAGCTGGGGACGCTAGGCCCTGTATCAAAGGATTTGACCCCATACTGCCTGAGGCATACCTTTTGCACAGATCTACAACGTGCAGGTGTTCCGCTTAATGTAGCAAAGGAACTTATGGGGCATTCGGACATCCAAACAACGGCTAATATTTATACACATACAGATGCAACAGTGTTGCATAGCGGGATTGCGCTCTTAGATGGCACTGGTGGGAATAGTGGTGGAAGTCGAAAAACTGGCTAAACTATATACATTGCGGCTCTAAGGCGAGAGGATTAAAAAACAAACTGATTCGAGTTCTGTCGTCTCCACCAAAACGCCCGGTTGTAGGGCGAAAGAAGAAATCCATGGAATCCTTGATATCGCAAGGGTTTCATGGATTTTTATTTTTCTCTAACATATAATCATAAAAGCAAAAAAACAGCATATTACGGAACATAAGGCGGTGGAAATGGTGGTGGAAATTTTCCGACCATTTAAATATCGTTGAACTGAATTTTAATGTATATAATCAAAGAGCCGCCTTTGAGGTCTTTTCGAGTGGGCAAAAAAGTCTAGGCCCCCTTCTTTTGGGGGCCTAGATTTATAGTGCCCGTATTTTGCGCATTACACCCTCGTACACGCGAGGATTGACGGTGTGCAACGTGTCCATCAGGTCATCCATGATCGCCCAGGCGTCGTGCTGGTCAACACCGGAGGCGGCCCGCAGGAAATCACTGTCTCCATAGTCCCCAACTACCGAGTAATTCTCGGGGGCTGCCGGAGCAGCGGAGTAGGATACCTCATAGGGCATTTGGCGCTCCTGGCGATCCATGCGGTCGCGGATGGTGTAGAGGTTGGCTAACTTTGCATAGGCTGGGTAACTGCTCTCCCCATACTCCAGGCGAGCTATCTCAATATCTATCTCCTTGCGGTCAAGCAAAGGGGGCACCCCCTATCAGTCTCGCTCCAGCTCAGACATAAACCGCCGGATAGCCTCACGCTCATGCTCGCTGGTCGCGCTCTCCATCATATCGCGGGCCTGCTCCATCATGGCCTCTTTGGCATCATGGCGGCTATATCCGCCCATGCGCCCGTCACGGCTATAACCACCACGCCCATCTCTGGAGTAATGGCCCCGGACGTAGTGCTTGCCACGGTTTGCATAACTGGAGCCACGGCCATAAGCACCACCCTCATAGTCTCCGGCCTCAGAGTACCCGCCGTCCTCCTCCAGTGCACAGATTTTGTCGATATTCTTAATGGTGTCAGTGAGCTTGTGGGCCAGCTCCAGATCGCCCGCACCCAGTTCACCCTTCCGGGCCAGCTCTTCCAGCTCCATCTCGAATTTTTCTTTCAGCTCGTATAGTGCTTTCATGCTATCCTCTCCTTTCACGCCTCACGGCTGACGATAATGTTGGCGTTAACGACTTCGACGGGCTGGGCGGAAATATTCCGAACGGAAATAACTGCCCCGTCTCTCGTCGCAAACACCTTTGCGGGGATAAATACATTAAAGAAATCCCCGGCAGCAGTTGGCGTCACCGTACCAACCGAGGCGGGTAGCGGCTCACCATCAATGGAAATGGCGAGGGAGATCGCGCCAGCAGTACCGCCGGCAGGTACAGCGATGTTAGCCCCAAACATCACCAGATACTTTGCAGTCCTCTGGCAACTGCGGGCACAAGGGCCGCTCAGACGAATGACGCCTGCGCCCTCTCTGTGCGTGATGCAGCCGTTGTTGCAAGTGTCCGGGGTCTCGTTGTAGACCACTGGCTGGTTGGGCTGTACGACCTGCAAATTGGCATTGGTAAACTCAGCCATAAAATCAGTCCTTTCTAAAGTGGTCGGAATCGACCAGTTTAAACCTATCGATTTCGATAGGGAAAGCGGCGAGGCTGTTGCCCCGCCGCTGTTGTCAGTATCGGCACGGGGCCGAACATCCAAGGAATCCTCGGAAGTTGATGTATTTGGTTTTAGCAGCCGCAGTTATTGTAGCCGCAGCAGCCGGTATAGGGGTTGGGCACCTGGTAGGCAGGCACGGGCATGGGGTTGATGCGGCGGATCAACTCGGCGGTCTGGGCTTCCTGATTCGCGGTAATAAAAGCATTCTGGGCCGCCTGAGAAGCCTGGAACTTCAGGCTCTGGTTTTCGGCCGTCAGAGTAGCAATCTTATCCTGAGTCAGGAAGTCCAGGATTGCCCGGGAGTTGGCGTTGGCGTTGTCGATGATGTCCCGAGTGGTGTTCTGGATGGTGTTCTGCGTAGCGCAGGCGGTGGTTGCAAGGTCGTACCGCGCCCCCTGAATCGCCTCCCGTGTGTCGCAGCAGCAGGAGGCCAACTGAGCGCCCAGGGCATTGAAGCCCGCCTGGGTCTGATAGCCCAGGTTACACACAGCGGTATCCACACCGTGGAATCCGCTGGTCACGGCGTCCCGGATGGAGGTCTGGCCGTTCTGGAGGCCGTTCAGGGAAAAGCCCTCATTGATATCGGCGCGGGTAGCGTACCCCTGGAAGCCGGGGCCGTTCACGCCGTTTCCACCGCCGAAGCCGCCATAGCTGCCCCAACCGCCGAACAGGCCGAAGATGAGGAACAGGATGATCCAACTGGACCAGTCCCCGCCCCATCCAAAACCGCCGTTGCCGCCCTGATAGGCAGGCTGAACCGGCATCGTCATAACGGTGCCGCCGTCAGAAGAAAGACTCATGTAAATTCTCCTTTGCTTTTATTTTCAAAACCCGGCCGGGATTTTGATCACTTGCCGAACATTCCCCGCATCCCGTCAAACATGCCAGACATCTGCTGGGCCTGCTGTTGGACGTGGTTTAATTGTTCCTGCGAGATTTTTCCGCTTGAGACCATTTCATTGATGATAGCATTGGGGTCTTTGCCCTTCATCTGCTGCATAAACTGTTGGAACTGCTGCATCATGTTGGGGCGGCCACCGCCACCCATGACTCCGAAAAAGGGATTCATTCTGCATCCTCCTTCGCGTTCTTCTTTGCAGTCGTTTTCGGAGCTGCCAGCGCGTCCACACGGGCCGCCAGGGCCTCCAGATCGGCCTTTGTGGCAAACTCCACACCCTGTTGGGCTTGCGCCGTTCTGGCCCCGCTGGTGCGCTCTACGAGGTCATAGACCTTGATGGACGGTTTCCCGCTGGCATCCGCCTGCTTGAGATAGATGGTAGGTGAGTTGCTGTCCCAAAGTGCCGCGGCGCTGTTAGGAGCCACCAGATAGGCCATCGCCTCCGCCTCGCCGCTCACCCATACCATGCTCTGGCCGCCGGCCTGCGGCTGCTGGGGCTGTACCTGCGGCATCTGCTGCGGCATGGGCTGATACTGCGCCCCCCGGAGCTGCGCAAGCTGATCCGGCATGGGCGGCTGGTAAGGGTACGGCTGATAGCCGGGCACATATTGATATGGCATCGCTTATCCCTCCTTGTGCCAATAGTAAAGCGGTATCTCCCCACCGCTGTCCCAGGTGTCGATCCAATCTCCGTTTTGCACGCACACCACATGGCCGGACAGGGCCAAGATATAGATCCCATGGGGGTGCTCTGCGGCAAAGTCGGCCACCGTGTAGCAGTCAGGGCAGGAGTTGGATATCATGTCCCGGTCAAATCCGCGGCTGCGCAGGTAGGCCCCCCACACGTGGTTGGCTGACGGCATATCACCCATCAGGTAGCCTTGCAGGGCCAGCCCGGCATAGGTCGTCTCCCAATCCTGCCCCAGGGCCGTGGAGATGGCACGCACAGTACAATCTCCCACGTTGCGTCCGTCTGGATTCTCATTGTGCTGTATGTATGCCATATTTTGCCTCCAGGCTGGCTACGTAGTCCTCCAGTCCTTCGTCATCTCCCTGTGCCATGTACCACATCGCTGTTTCAGCGGCGCAATCGCGGGACATGCCAGCGGCTACCATCCTCTCGATTAGAGTCATATCCAACACGTCCTTGTCCATAAAATAAGGAGTCCGTGAGGAGGGCGGCGACGGGTACCGGCCCTTTATCCTCACGTCCTCCTTGCCTATATTGTCGCATAAAATAACCCCGGCTGGGTTCGGTTCCAGTCGGGGTTATGTACGTCTTATGTACGGATTGTGTATAGTTTGGTTGCAACGTCGGATACGCGGGGCAAGATGTTCTTAATGTGGTCGCCTACCGTTGCCCTACGCCATCCAAGCTCTGCCGCAATATCCATCTGCGGCCATTTCTCGATAATGTACCGGCGGGCTATCAACTCATCATCTCGATACAATGCGGCCTCTTTGATAGCCGCTTCCAGCTCAGAGCGCAAGAGTTCGGCTAACTCTTGTGGTAGCTTCACTCTTGCGCTCATTCAGTCACGTCCTTTCGCCCTCTGGCGGCTCTGTGGGCAGTTGTTTCAAAACCTCTACCAGCTTCGTCGCCATGCCATTTCCGCCCAACGCCTTATATGCGTTATACATATCCAGCACGTTTTCTATACCATAGATCGGGATATGTCCTTCCTCAGTATAATGGTTGTACTCAGCAATGATTTCACGTCTTAGCAGAGCCTGTACCCCATTCATAAGGGCATCGCTCTTCTGGTTGTCAGATTTGATGCGTTTCCGCTCCTTCGCGGCGGCCGCCTCGATGATAGCCACCAGGACGACCGCCGCGCCGGAAATCAGTGGGCCTACCCACTCCATGGGCATCAGCCCTCCTTAGTCAACTGCTTATAGACCTGATTGATACCAGTGGCCGCGAGGCCGCTCACAATGCCTACGGCGGCGGCGGTAAGGTAATCACTGGCCGGGAACTCGGGCATGATAAACATGCCGAGGATGCCCAGCGCCGCACCAAACGCACCGCAGATGATGGGAATCCACTTATTGTCCAGTCCAGTGGCCTTGACCACCTGGCCGACGAGGAAGCAGATTACAGTGATGCCCGCCACTCCAGTGATACCCAAAGAAGAAATGTCCATGATATGTACCTCCATCAAATCAGATTCAACCGATCCAGCACGACGGCCAACTCCTGCCGGGTCATATTATCGCGGGGCCGGGTGCCGTCCAGTACGCCCTTGTCCTTGGCCTTCTGCCACGCCTCAGCGGCCCAAACGTCCGGGGTATCCTCCGCGTTGTCCGCTCCCGCTTCCGCTTGCCACACCACGCCCAGGAACTCACAGATGCCCTTTGCGGTGGCCTCGGCCAGTTTGTCTCGATACTTGGTGTCCTTAAGGTACTCCACGTCGGCCTTGTTGGTGTGGAAGCCGTACTCAATCAGGCAGGCGGGAGCGTCCGTCTTGGCGAGCACGGTCAATTCGATGTTGTGTTTGATAGGCTCACTTCTCAGGGCCACCCCGGCGGCGTGGAACGCGTTGACCAGCTTGGAGGCCAGCACATTGCGCTGTGCCGTCATGGGCCCGGCGCTGGTGTAGATTTCAAGCCCAGATCCGCTCGACCATCCTTTCCCTTGTCCAGCATTGGTGTGGATGCTCACAAAGCAGTCCGGCTTTGCTTTGTTGCTGATGTTGGCCCGCTCCGTCAGGCTGGGGTAGTTGTCCGCGGTCTTGGTGAGCACCACGCCCACCCCCTTGGCCTCCAGCAGCGGCTTGACACGCTGGGCCATGTCCCACGTAAACTCCCACTCTTTGTAGGTGCCATCCGGGGAGCCGTTGACGTTGCCCGGCCCGTGTCCTGGGTCGAGGCATACGGTATGCTTGCTCATAGGCTTGTCCTCCTGTTCCGGCGGCTCCTGGCCGTCCTGTTTTCTCCAGATACACAGATAACCCTTGACCCGCTTACCGTTGCTGATACGCTGGCCGTCCCCAAAGTCGCAGTTAGAGGAGCTGCCCGCGTCGAGGCCCAGGGCCCGCAGGTTGGCCGCCTGGTCGTACCGGCAGCCGATGCTCACCAGCTCGTCTCGCAGCCCTTCCGGTGTCTTGGCGTCTGCCGTGCCGTCGCCGGAGCAGTACAGGATCACCCGCGCCCCGGCCAGCAGGACGGCGGAGCGCCCCCGTGTGCCCCCGTACTCCGGGGAGTAGCTGAGGGCCTTACC